ATTTTTATATTTTTATTATAATACAACGGAAGACCGCTTACGCGGCCTCCATCATATTAGTATCACTTGTTTTTATAGTTTTTTATCTATAGATTTATAGATTTCAACACCTTCGTCTGTTTTAAGGAAAGCAGCAAAGGCTGAATATGGATTTTCATCAAATGGAACGTTCATTAGTTTTCTACCATTTGATCCCCATGTAAATGTTCTTTGGTCTGGAGATAAACTTATAATTCCAGCTTCAACAGCTCTAATAGCCACGTTTCTCAACTGCACGTTATCATCATTAGCTAACTCCATAAACAACTGTGGTTGTTGTTTAGCAAATAACATTAAATCTCTTTTAAGTTCTTTTGAACTCATATCAGAAACTTTAGAACCTAACTCAACTCTTAAAATAGCCTCAGCTTGATCTATATCTATTTGTCTAGCTAAGTTTAATGCATCAATTTCATATTCTAAATAATCTAATTGATTTTCTGCTATTTGAACAGGTTTGTATTCGTAATAAAGTATATCTTTTTTAGGGTGATAAAGAGAAAGCATTTTTTGTAAATTCTGTTGCTCTCTTGGTACTTTTAAAACACCGTCTTTAAAAACAATATGTCCTAATGTTGATTCACCTTTTTGCTCTTCTTTCAATGGAGAGTTTTGGTTTACTGCATATCTTAATTCTTTTTGAGTTGCAGTTTTTTCATCAAACCATAATAATGGATATCTACGAGTATGTCTTGAATTTAAAGTAAATGTTATTGGTGTTTTATTACCTTTTAATAGATAAGTTCTATCTTTAATTTCCCATTCAGGTTTTTGTGGTTTTGGTGCAACTACTTTTTTAGTAGCTACAGACTGAGGTGCAACCTCAACAGTTTCTTCTGCTTTAGCTTTTTTAGCCATAATATAATAAAATTAAATAGTTAATAATAAAAATCCTGAGGCCGCAAGACGCGACCTCAAGAATTTTAAGTTTTAATTATGCTCCTTTGAATAATACAAAGTTATTAGCACCTTGAACAACTAAACATCTTTCAGACAAGAAATGTACTTGCATAGCATCTAAGTCTGAAGTGAAAGCTCCTCCTACAGAACCAGTGATCCAGTTCTTCATACGACGATCGTCAGCTTGTGAAGCTCGGTAACGAACGTGTAAGAAAGGTCTACGGATATTAGTTCCTAAAATTTGATCGTAAACAGTTGAAGTTCCAGCTGGTACTAAAACACCATCAATTCCAGAAGTTGTAACACCTCCACGAGTTGAAGCATCGTTCAAATATTTCCAATCAGTTTTATAGAAATCGTAAGATCCTCTACGGAAACCACTAAATCCAAGATTTAAAGCCATTTCTTCAGAGTTTTCAAATAAACCGTAAGCAGTTCCTCCAGCTGTTCCAGCAGAGATATCAGCTAACATATCATCGAAATCTAAAGCAGTAGCTCTATTCAAGAAAAGCATGTTTTCTTCAATAGCTCCTTGAGTGTCTAAGTTTTTCAAAATATTATCAAAAGTTCCAAGTCTATCACCGGCGCCATCTTGAGCAGCAGCTGAAAAACCAGTTACAGTGTTACCTCTTTCATCGATAGCAGAGAAAAGACCTTGAGTACCTTTAACACTAACTGTAGATCCACCACCTTTTAACTCACCTTCAATAACTGACATTTCTAAGTAATCTTCAAAACGAAGTCTAGTTTCAGACTCAGCTTTTAAGTACCACAAGAAGCCAGATGTTCCATCTTCAGTAGCAACTTCAACCCATCCAATTTGAGCAGTATCAGAACCGTTAATTTGGTAACGATCTCTAATAATGATTGGAGAATTGTTGTATTGAGTAAACTGAGGAGTTACAGATACTGGGTCATAACCTTGAGCAGCCCCACCTGTTCCAGTTCCTTTAGCATATTCAGAACCGTATACAAATACCTTCAAATTACTTAAGTCAGCTAGATCTGGTTCGCCAGCTCCAGCGCTATCTAAAGTAGCTTGTGTATATGGTTTTACAGTTAACACAACGTTTCCAGTGTTACCGATAGTTCCTGTTTTACTTTCAACAAAACACTTAAGTTCATCACCTGTTGTAGGGTTCATAACCACGATAGTAGCGCTTTCGCTAATAACACACTGCACGTCAGCTGACTGAGCGATAGTTAGAGTTGTTCCACCCGCGTTAGATACTACATCTTCGTAAGAAATATGCAAACGGTTTTGTTCTGACCAAATAACTTGATCTGAAGTCATAGGCATTTCAGCGCCAACCATTCTTAAAAATCCAGATAACGTACGGTTTCCGTAACGCTCTACTTCAGCTTCGTAGATTTCTGGTAAATACTGCTGAGCAAAATCACTTGTACCATCTGTAAAGTTCAAGTAATTAGTTTCCAAGGCTTGTTGTTTCTGTAGTTTTGTAGAATCTGCACCTGAAATAGCTCTAACTTTTAAGCCATTTACAAAAACATCTCCAGAGTTTGAAGGTCTAGCTTTTGTGTCACTCAAGTTTTTAGAATTATCTACAACTTGCTTAACAGCATCTGCTCTACCCTGCTCATAAAAGTGAGACGCGATACGATCTACATTTTCTGCAGCATACATAGCTTTGTGATAGCCAGAATAATCTTTAACAGCACCATTTGAATCTAGGAACTTCCCGATTAGGTTGTTAATATTAGACTGTTTTTCAGCAACAGCGTCAGTGTTTTGAATTTTATACCTATACTTCTTATCACCTACGTTAATATCGAAACCTTCGAAATTTTCAGTGAAAAGCTTTTTGGTATTGTTTTTAAACTCTTCGTGCTGCTGTTTAGTAGCTTCTTGCTGCTTGTTATATCGATTGAAAAAGTCCATAGCTTTTTGAGCTTCAGGATTTACATTTGATTTCAACTTGATATCAGCGTAATATTTCTCCTTAGTCTCGTTTAAAAAGCGTCTGGCTTTTGCAACTTCTTCTTTAAATGCAAGTTTTTTCTTGCGTATATCTTTATCTTCATCTAGGTCTTCGTCGTATTGAAACTCTTCCAATAACAACTCAACATCTGAATTATCAAGATATGGTTTTTCTTGTTTATAGTATTCTTTTAATAAAGCTTTGTCGTCAATGCTAGAGTAATCAGCATTTAATCTAACGTAATCCTCCACAGAACCTCCGGTTTCCTCCATAAAAGAAACTAGTTTTTCAATATTTTCAGGTAGTTTTTTACCTAAAACCTTTTCGTCTCTTACAGCCTCTTTAAGTTCTTGCTCTACCTGCTTAACTTCTACTTCTTGCTTTTCTTCAATAATCTGTATTGGAGACTCTACTGTTTCTTCGGTGGCCCGTACTTCTTCAACCACTCTTTCGCTGTTGCTACTGTCTTTGGATTTTTCGACAACAGCATTGCTATCATTTGTCTCTTGTGCTTGAACGGCATTTTCTTTTGTTTTTTCTTCTTTAGGTATAACAACTTTTGTTACGTTTTGTTCTACCTTTTTTTGTTCGACTGGTTTTGAAAGATCTACTTTTACAACCTCGTCTTTTTTAACTAACTTTTTAGGTGTTTTTTTAGTTTTACCTTTTAAAGTAAATTCACCTTCTTGTTTTGTTTCTGTTGACATAATATAATATAATTTAAAAAATGTTATAGCATTACATAAATGCTCCTAAGCCTTGATCTGGCTCGTTTTCAAAGTTTATTGGTAAGCCATCGTTTTTTCTTTGACTTATCATTTCACTTTGTTGTGTTGCTTGTATTTTTGTTCTTTTATCTTTTCTATCTTCTATAAACTGCTCTTTGCTTCTTTGCACCTGAACATCCATTTGCTTAAGCTGCATATCGTATTGAAACTGTCTTTCCATCTCAGCTTGCTTTAGTTGAGAAGCTTGCTGCATTTTTTGAAGTTCCATTTCTTGTTTAGCTTTCTCAATATCAACTTTAGTTGATGCGATAGCTTCTTGCTTTTGAACTTCGGCCATAGCTGTTCTTTCAGCTGTTTGAGCTTGAGCATCGGCTTGAGCAGCTATATTTGCTTGTTGAGCTTTTTGATCACGCTCTAATTTAACCTTACGTTTTATCTTAAGCATTTGATTAGCTAACTTAAGATTTTTAATTTGACGTATATCAATAGCATCTTCAAGATCAATACCTCCTGACTGTAAGGCGACTTGTATGTTTTGTTCAAGCTGTGCTTTTTCTTCTTCATCTGGTTCTAACTCTAAGAAAATACCAAAGTCATGAAGGTTTAAGTTTATAACCTCGTCTAATGACTTTATGTTGTAAGTAGATATAGAGTTTTGTAACGATGCTCTTGTAAGCGGAAAGTACAACGCGTCCGATATTTTAAGAGAGACGTTTTCTGCTAGTTTAAGAGTTAAAAACAAACTAGACTGAACAATATGTCTTGTTGCTACATTCGAAGCGTTAGCGGCTAGCTTCTGTAATCCTACAAGAGTAGATTTATCAGGTGTACTACCATCTCTAGCTTCGTTTAGCCCTGTCACATCACGTATCATCTGTAAATAGTATTGATACGTTTGTATTAAACTTTGTATTTTACCGTAACCATTAGAGCTGTTAAGTTCTTGAATAGGCACTTTGCCAGGATTCATGTCGCCGTCTTGCGTAAGCGATCTACCTACTATAGAACCTGTTTGAAAATACATATTTAAAGCTTCGGCTGGATTGTAATTTGTTCCGTTACCTAAATCAACCTCTGCTAATCCGTCCATATCAAGATAAACACCATCTGGCACCATTCTTGATAATACTTGTTGAAGTTTCAAATGCGTTATTTGAATCATGTCGGCAAAACCAATACACTTACTAACAATTGACTCTATTCTACCCTTGTACATTCTTGGCGCACAAATAGCATAATTCATAGCGACTTTTGTAGTATCAGCATAAGGTCTAGACATATTTTCTGCTAACTCCCACTTCAACATTGTGTTTGTACCAAGAACAACAGCCCCATTGTATAAAACTTCTATTGTTCTAGAAACTCTTTCAAAGTTATCATTTTCAGGTGGATTAAATGTATCTGACTTTTCAATAGCCTTCATTAGCCCTTGATCTGTTTGTTTTATTTTAAATACTTGATTGTGATATGTTTTGTAATCAAAGTATAAAATCTGAACAGTGTTTTCGTCGTATTGTCCCCAACCTGTTATGTAAGATTTGTTACCAGGCATGTTTTGTATACGCTCTAACTCTTTTTCTGATATATTTGGAAACTCTTTTTTAAGTTCTGGTATAGTTATTGATTTAACTTCACCTACATAGTATATATCTTCAAAGTTTGGATCTTCTGTATAAGAATAAACCATATATGCTGGATCAACGTAATCTACTTTAACACCTTCAGCTGTATTAAAACTTGTTTTAGCCGCAGCAATACCAAGAACAGTTAAATCCATGTTTAATCTTCTACGTATTAAATCATATTTATTTTGAGCAAATATGGTTGATATAGTTTCTTCTTCAGCTATTTCAATAGATTGTTTGTAGCTCAATTGCATTTTAAGTTCTAACTCTTCTTTAGACTCCGGCACTACGTCAATACTTGGAGACTGGTGCAAGTCAATACCTAAAACAGCTTTTACGTTTTCAATATAATCTTTAGCGATCATATCTTCATAAAGCTTTGAAGCGTAATCAGTTCTTTTCTTTACAGACTGAGGATCTTGAGCGTAAGCTTTTATATCATATGTTTTTTGAGATATACCGTTTACAACGATATCTACAAACTTAGATAAAATTGGAACTGGTTTCCAATCTAAATTTAAGTAAGACAAATCACCATTAATTGATAATTCATCTTTATATTTTTGTATTGATTGCTCTCCTCGAGCATATAGTCTTAAATTATGAAAGTTGTTCCAATTAGTTAAATATCTATTACCGTTAGTTCTACCTTGTCTAAACCACTCATATTCTATGGCTTGAGCAACTTGCTGTCCATATTCAAAAGTGTCTTTTTCTTCGTTACTTACTACTTGACTAGGAAAAGAACTGTTGTTATTAGTGTAAACGTTCATTTAACTTATAATTTTTGATGTATATCCCCTGTTGTCATATCTTTTTATTCCTAAATCTACAGGTTCTCTTTTTATTCTATTAACTGGTGTGTATCTATGCTTATTACAAGCCATAAGAGCTAAGCCAGAACTTATTGACGCATCGTGCGAAGTTCTGTTATTTATGTTAAATTTAGCCCAATCTTCTAGCGTTCTTTGAAAATACATATCACCATATCCGGTTTCTTTTAAACCTACGAAGTTTTCTATGTAAGATTCTATAGCAGCAGCGTGAGCTTGTTTAATATCTTCACTTGAGTTAGGTATTCCACCTATTTCTCTCTCTGTAACTGATAGTTTATTTATTGTTCTATCAGGTCTATTCATTGCAAAACCTCTATAACCTCTTTTCTTAAAATAATACAATAGTCGAGGTTTATTGTTTTCTGCTAGTATTGGCATGCCGTAAAATACACAAGCCATTAAGACATCTTCAAAGAATATTTCAGCAGTTTGCGGTCTAGCTATATATTCTAAGAAAAAATGATTTGGTGGCGCGTCTTCCATACTAAACTTTGTTAATCCGTGCAAAGATCCGTTAGAACCTCTTTTATCGACTGTACCCGATATATCATAAGGGTCACAGCCAAAAGCACCTATATGCTCGTTACTTGGATAAAACTTACCGTTTTTTGTGTATTTTTTATTTTGCAAATGCAAAGGTGGTATCCAACTGACTAAAAACCTACCGCTTTTATTTGGAGTAAAAATAACTCTACTATCTTGCTGTCCGTTTTCCCATTGAAAACTTCCTTTTGTTACATTTATAGAGTTGCGCATGTCTTCGTTAAAATCTATCTGCTCGTATATTTTAGTTAGATTAAATAAAGATTGCTTTGTTTCATCTCTAAAAGCGTGTTTTTCAGTACGTGGAAATTGTCTGTAAAATTCATTTAAAGCATCTTGATCTTGCTTCAATCCTTCTACTTCGTTCTCCCAGTATTCTATTACACCTATTTTTATCTTTTCACCTTGTGGGCCTTCTACTGGTTTTTTCGGAGTGTCGAATACAGGTAATCCATAAGAATCA